AACGACGCTAATGACGCCCTTAACGATCAACTGGAAGCCCAAAACGCTCTCCGAGAAATTAATCGTCAGCAGATTGAGGATACTAAGAAAGCTATCGACGACTTAGTACAAGCTCGTAAGGAGGAGCATCTAGCTGCTCAAGCAGCCGATGCTGATATTCGGGGTGACGTGATAGAGAAGGCCCGTTTTGAAGCTCAGGCAATAGCATTAGCTGCTCAAAAGAGAGCTAAGGCATTACTTGACGATGCAAAAGCGGCTCGTGCGGCAGGTAACGAGGCTGCGGCCAGAGACTTTGAGCGACAAGCTCAGGACACGATTGACTTCGCTCGACGCAAGGCTGAGAAGGGTCAACGGGAGGCTCAACAGGACGTATTCGGGGCACGAGAAAAGGCAGTAGAGGGAGCCGAACGGGAACGTGCCGTCGAAGAAGATATCACAAAGCAACTTATTAAGCAGGTAACTACCCTCCAAGGATATTTTGCTTTAGTGCAAGCGATTGCATACGTTCGGGAAATGAAAGAGCGTAGAGCCGTTATGGCAGCTAGGCAATCCCTAGCATATCAGCAACGGGCTATAATGCTTTCGCATAAGGCCGGTCAACCGGGAGCCACCCCGGCTATGAAACGTAAAGCTCAGGAGGCTCAGTTAGACGCAAAACTAGCTTCGGCTCTTGCCGGTAAGCGGGCCGGGGAAGCGGGCCTTGACGGACTAGCATCTGAGGAATTAGCAGCCGCCAAGCAAGAAATAGTTGATACGTTAAACGATCTAGAAGGAGCTATAGCTGCTGCTAGAGATAAGGTAAAAGTCGCTCTTGAAGGTTTAACGGAACCGTGGAAAGTTGCTGCGATTAGTTGGATCGACGCAGCAATTTCAGGCATTATACAAAAGTGTCCGGAACTACTCAAACACGTTCAGCATTGTGTAGATAGGGCTAAGGCAATACTAGATCCTAACTTCGTCAATGATGCTGGGTTTGCGACAATAGATATGCCTCTACCCGGAGACGCTCCTGATGATACTGACTCACCTTTGCCCGGAATAGGAGCCCTCGCAAATTTACCCACTATGGGGGAAGAAAAAGGCACGTCTATGATGGACGCTCTTGCTCAAGCTATTAGAGACGGTATCCCTAGCGTAATGATAGCTATGGATAACCTAATCGCACAGATAAGTGCTAAGTTAGACGGTCTAGGTCAGAACGGGAAGCCCAAATTAAATCTTGGTGCGTCTATACAGAATAAAGTTCAAGCCGGTGGGGCCGGAGCTTTCGGACCTAACGCGGCGACAGGGACTCTTAACGACAATCGAAGTATGGAAATGAACGTAAATAATAATATGGACTTAGCCGAAGTAGAACGTCATGTCGGGAATGCGATGGGAGAAGCCTTTAGTGCAACAGGTACAGTATGACAATTACAATAGCGACATTAGACGGTACAAGTCTTCCAACACAGTTTAGTTACCGACCATACGTAGCACCTAAGCGTAATACGATAACTCGGACGGCTAACGCTGTTGTTGTACAGGCGGCACAACCTCAGATAATACATGGGGACGGTACTATTCCGTTTACATGTCCAGGGTGCTATCCTACGGAGTTCCAAACGTTCTACGATTTGTACCACACTACTAGTCTAGATTTGTACGTATTTACGGGATACTGGGGAGAGAACTTTGACGTTTATTTCTCTAGCCTAGATCAACCTACGGTGCGGGGACGAATATTCGATGTATCAGGCTCATTACAAGTAATGTGCGTAACTACCGAACAAAATGCCGAGTGTTAGAATATAATGAGTTGCGATTATCTCTACCAACATTTGTATACTAGGGCGGAATTTCCCCAGGTAGACTGGTTTAACGATTATCCGTTATACCAACCTCTCTTGTATGCACCTATGCCCGGATCTGAGATTTGTGTTTCTAACGCTCCTTGGGATTCCGGACTAGGTTCGGATATTTTCTTAGAGTGGGAGTCCGTTCCAAATGCTTCAAATTACATTGTTCAATGGTGCAAGAACGGCTCTTTTAGAGGGCCTACTTTACGTGCAGTAGATGTTACTACCACTAGTTATGAGCTAAAACTGTCTGATGATATTCGTCATGGTGACGAAATTCACTGGAGAGTTATGGCGTACAACAACTTTGGGGGCCTATCTTCAAAGTCAGAACCTCGGTCGTTTAAGTATCAATGTCCTAAACCTCAATCCGGCAAGAAGGGGGGATCTGGAAATTCTGATAACTCTGATCTTTGTGACGAATTTAATGTCGGCATAGAGATTAAGGGCGTTGACATTATGAGATGTTGTGAAACGAAATTATTCGTTGTCCATTTCTCATACGATTGTAAGGACGAGGACGGCAATCAAATTGTATCCCTTACCAATATCGCATGGTCTCTCGTTGTACCACAAGCCGAAGTTGGAAATGTTACTATCCCTGGAGCGGTTAACGGAAGAACTGTAGGTGTAAAAAGTAATTGTATTGACGATGTTATTTTTGATGTTAAGGTATGCCTAACATTTACCCACGCTCATACTGGAGCTACATTTATATGTTGTAAATCTAAGGAGGTTGTGGTAGACTGTTCTACTGACTCCAAGGATGATTTGGGTATGACTACTTTAAATATACCTTATACTTATACAGAATCTCTAGCTGATGCATGGGATGACACAGGAAATAGATTAGGGTCGGATAGTGTTACAGTTACGTCTGAGGCTTTAACGGGACCAGTATTTATAGTAGAGTCTACAACTACCGACGTTTCACAGAATGGGCATACGCCTGAGTGCAATAATTCAGCTTCACTAGGAACCACGTTAGGGGAAAAAGTAGGGGAAGTTAATACTAGCGAGAAAAAAGTTGCTTTAGAAGCCAGAATTAATCCAGATAAGGACGAGATTACTGCGGTTACGGTATGGTCTACTGACCCTAATTCGTTTAGTATAGAAATGGATAGGAATACGGGATTAGCTAAGTGGAGTATTACCGGCGAGCAAATGCAGATATGGGAAAACAATTCTGGTATGCTGCACAATCCTTCAGTAATACGAACAGTTACTAACTTCGGGTATCTCATAGCTTCGGATTTCTGCTATGCTTGTACACACGATATTTACGTAGCTCCTGGGCCGGGATTCAGCGATACTTTTTACGATGACGACGATGTGGATTTAGCAGATCATATTCCAGATATAGGGGGTCATTGGGAGGCCGGGGCGGCTGCTGCATCAGATTGGGAAATTAACAGTAATACTATAGCAAATTCTGTCGCAGATCCGGATAACGATTCCTATCAAGCAGTTGTACCGTCATCAGTTAGTGCCCCTAATAAAATTACGGCTGACTTGACTATAGGTACTCATACAACCACTGGAGTTTTTGTAGGATTGATCGTTCGGTATCTCGACGAAAATAACTATTTTGTTGGGGGAATATATAATGATGGGAGTACTTCAGGTGCGAGAATTTATGAGCGAGTTGGTGGAGGGTTTACATTAAGAGCATCTTCAGCATTTACTATTGCGGAGAGTACTGCAAGTCACTCAGTATTCGTAAGAAACGAGGCTACTCAAATAGTCTGTGATATGAATGGTTTTGTTGCTACGTACTCAACTACTCTTAATGCTACTGAACGGAATTGTGGTATACTAGGTCACACCTTTGTAGGTACGGGAGTCGGTGCTAACGATTTGACTGTAGATAATTTGATAATAGAAGGAATACCAGAATGAACGAAGATTATATGAAAGATTTAAGAAGTAAGATTATTAAGACTAGAGAATTTCAATTTATACCTGGGAGGGGCCAACCTCGCCAAGTATCGTTACTAGAGGACGGGTTTATAGATGACGCCGGGGGGCACAATACTCTAGCTGCTTGGGAACTATCTTGGGACGAAGCCCGAACAATCCACTGTATTAAACTATTTGCTGAAGATAGTACTATCGTCACTTTCTTATCTAGTGATAAAGACGGGCATTGGAAAGGGCGGGATCGTCGTACAAAAGGAACGGTGTGTCTGATACCACTACCGTTAGGGGACCGCACTTGGGAAGCATTCGTTGACCCAACTAAGTGGTCCCAAACAATACACCCTGATCCCAATAAGGAAGAGTTTCACATGTTGGAACCTCTTCCTAGACAATTGGATTGGACGGTTGTGGATAGTTGGGACATTCGGGATCATTTAGAAACAGAAAAAACTAAATTACCCGAATCCAATACGGCAGCTATTCTTATAGGATTTAATCGACCTGATTATTTCGAGAAGGTAGTGCAATCGATTGCACAAAATCCAGAGGCTCAAACCACACCATTCTTTGTGTTTATGGATAAATGGCGGGATGACTTAGTTACTAATCGTCAAATTAAGGTAGCTAAGGATAATTTGCCCCATTGTGCAATCATTAGGCGAAACATCAATTTAGGCTGTGGTCGGAATATTATTGACGCTAGAAAGCAAATCTTCGACCATCTCGGATATGAACGAGCTTGGGTATTTGAAGATGATCTAGTAATACCCCCTAACTACATGGCTTATTGTAATAATCTAATGGAGTGGGGCAGTAATCAATATGGAAACATCGGGGCAGTTCAAGGATGGACCCACTCGTTTATGGATCTTTCGGAGAAGATGGCTCAACAGCACCAAGTATTCTCAACATATCAAAGTTGGTGGGGATATTTGATGAAGAAGGAGGCTTGGGATTCTATCAAGGATTTCCTATACTCTTATCAGAACCTATTTTTGGGCGGGGCTTATATGCAACGGCCTCACCGATCAGTCGTTAAATGGTTCCACACTTATATGAAGGATACACCTGTAGAGCGTCTCCCAATGTATCCTGAAAACGCTGTTCAGACTATAGATCGTAGGGATAGGTTTAATGCACCTCCTAGTGGTCAAGACGGAGCAACTTGGATCTCGTTTTACCAGCAAGGATGGGTTCGACTAGCTCCTACAGTGGGCAGAGCCCAATATATAGGTAAGCACGGGATTCACATGAATAGCAGTTTTTGGGATAGAATGAAATTTGAAGATTTAACGTTAGATGTTTTAGAAGGCGACGAGTCTATAAAGGAGTTTATCCCAGCATGAATATACCTAACTTAATGAAGAAAACCCTCACTCTTGCCTATGCCTTATTTAACGGTAAGTCGGTAAGTAAAGAGAGAATATCTGCTAGAGTAGAAATTTGCTCAACGTGCGACTTAGTACGTGTACAGGGTGATGACGAGAACGGCCTTCTCCGATGCGGTATTTGTGGATGTAAAGTTGGAGAATCTGCTCTAATTAATTTAGCTCGGTACGAGGAAACTGGGGCGTATGGGTGTAAACATCCCGATGGATCTAAGTGGCAGAAGGCAGGTGTCTAGGCCAATGCGAATAGTTGACTGCTTTTTATTCTTTAATGAATTGGAGTTACTAGAGCTTCGGTTGAATGAGTTATCTGATGTTGTGGACGAACATGTTTTAGTAGAAGCCACTCACACGTTTCGAGGTGAACGGAAAGAGTTGGTGTACACGAAAAACAGACGACGTTTTAAGAAGTATGAAAACAAGATAACTCATTTGGTCGTAGACAATCCACCTGAGTACGAGTTGCCGTTGCTAGATGCTGATGTTTGGGTAAGGGAGCATAATCAGCGGAAGGCACTACGACAACAGTTCGATTGGCAAGAGGGTGATTGGGTACTATTATCCGATGTCGATGAGATCCCTAGACCGCGTGTAATTAAGAATGTGATTAAGGGAGGCAATCCCGACGCAATCTATGTCTTTAGGCAGGAGTTATACTACTATTGGGTTAATCTACGACAGAACCAGATATGGTGTGGCACGCTTATGTTTCAGCCAAAGGATCACTGTTTTCAGGAATTGCGGGACGCTCGTTGGAATAGGCCACCTATGACTTTCTTGGAGAATGGGGGATGGCACTTTTCGTATTTAGGTGATGTAGCACGAATACAAAAAAAGATGCGTGCAAGTTCTGAGACTACTAACGAGAAATTCTTAGGTACTGCTTGGTTAGAGGAATGTTGCGTCAAAGGACTAGACCATTTACAGAGAGATGGTGAACAGTTCCGTAAGATATTTGTTAAAGTGGGTAGTTCGTTTCCAAGATATATAACTAAGTGGCTTGTGAAATATCCGTCCCTATGCAAACGTTTGCACGATTAGAGTAGATAAATATAAAATACCGTTAACACAAGTATTAGGAGTTGAAATGAGAATTGTATTGATTGGGGAAAACCCTCAAGTCCCGTCTGGATTCGGGATGCAGATGGAAATGTTAGCTAGAGGATTAGGGTTAAAACATGAAGTAACTATTTTAGCTACCAATCCTCCTAACATTATAGACGGTAACGTACATGCTTTGTTTTGTAGAGATTTAAATGTTCCTTCGGTAATGGATACCCATTTAAATAGGATAAGGCCGGATGCCGTAATAGTATTTTACCACACTCAGCAGGGGAGGGCTGCGGGAGAATTACTACACGCTCCTGCAAACTGTCCCATATTTATTTGGTTGCCGTGGGAGGGGTCGGCTCTACCGAAGGGGTACGAGGGGTACTTTACTAATGTTCCTAACGATACGGTAGTTCATCTATCTGAATACGCTAAAGATTTGTGGAAGGATCATGCTCCTTCTAAGAACGTAATTCCTCACGCATTTGACCCTGACATATTTAACGTAGATTTTTGGGATAAGAAAATAGAGCGTGCTACGAAGCGGGAATTACGGCGTAAGTGGTCAGAACGTCTTAGATTTCCCTTGTTTGACGATTCACTACTGATCCTAAACTTAGATAGGAATATTTGGCATAAGCGTTGGGATATGACATTCAGTTATTTAAAGGAGTTAAAGGCTCGTCATCACCCAAAATCCGTGCAATTGATTGCACACACTATAAAAACTACTGATGGCTCCGTTGGGGGAATTACTCACGACTTAGAGCAATTAGCTAAACTCTACGGTGTTTGGGAGCAAGTCTGCTTCACAGATTTCGGATGGTTTAACGGATTTAGTAGAGAGGAATTGGCGGAACTGTATAAACTATGCGACTTCCGCCTTTCGACTTCTCAAGGAGAGGGATTTGGAATTCCTACTTTAGAGGCTGCTGCTTGTGGATGCCCTCAAATAATAAACAATAGTACGACTATGCCGGAAATAGTTGGGTCCGACTATTCCGGTCTAATTGATAGTGCTGGCACAGAGGAGAGGTTAGACACTCTTTGGAAAGTTCCAGATACTCAAGCAATGGTAACTCAGACATTGAAGTTGTATAAGAAATACCCAGTATTTCTTGAGGAGTGTAGAAAACTGGCCGAAACCCTTCCCGAAAAGTTTGGTAAGGATCGGGTAGTCACAGATTGGGACGATTTAATTGCAAGTAAGGCTCAAAATAAATTCAGGGGCTACTATCAATCTCATTGGGGATTTAAACCTGGACTTAGAGTATCTCAATGTAGAGAAGTCCTACCCAATATTATCAGACGATTGAAGGTAAATCCTACAGTAATAGAGGCATTTGCATTTGATGGACTAACAGTAAGAGCCTGCTTAGAATATGGGATCGAGATATACGGGTATGAGCCAGACGAAAATCTAAGGTCTAAATGGCACCCTTCAATTGCGAGTCGGTGGACAGGTAATCTGTTCAGTACAGATGTACTAGTCCTTACTACAAATAACGGCGGTATTGTTACAGGAGATTTTGAGTGGATACTCTACCGACCTTATGAGGTAGCTCAATGGAATTCTCGTGAAAAGTCTAACATTAAAGACGAGTTACCGAAGACGCACACTAGACGTACAGATTTAGAAGGGTTAGCGAAGGAGTTTGTAGGAGGATTTTTTGAACATCAAATTTGGCATATAGACGATGATACGTCTTATATACCAGAAGGGTTTAGAAAGAAATGACACTAGCAGGCACAGGCTTTATTGATCGAGTTATTGGTTGGAATGTCACCGTTTCTTTGCGGGGGGCCTACACAGCTACTATTCAATTAGCTAATAAGGACCAAGCCTTTACGACGGCAACCTTTTTAGGTAAGCCTATTATGATCCACCTAGATACTGATTCGTTGGCATCGTCCGGTATCGACAGTAGTTGTTTTCAAGGAAATTTACGTTGGATTTACGGTATAGTTAAAAGTGCTGAACAACAAGAAGGTGTAAGCGTCAGCACTATGAATTTGCAGGTAGTATCGTTCGCCTCCCGACTTGCCAAGAAGCCCATTAATACGAAAGTTTACGATAGTACTACTACCATAGATTCAGTATTGGGGGATATAGTAAACACTTTTGGAGGATTACCTACAGCTTTATATAATTTTGAGGCGACTAATTTCACAACTTGCACAGCTATTTCGGGCGATAATATGCTCGATGAGGCTAAGAAGGTAGCTCAAGCGGCGAAGCAAGTATTGTTTGTAAATCGTAACGGTATGCTAGTTACTGAGAGTTGGCGGGACAATTCGACAATTGACGTACAATTACCTCCTGAGGCAATCAAAAGTGCCAGTCGAACTGTTCCTTTAACTCAACAAGCCTCATTTATAAATGTTAGGGGTTGTTGGATAAGTGGCATTAAAAAAGGCAAGACTGAGCAAAACAGTAAACGGGGTGGCAGTAAAAATCGTGGGAAGAAGGGTAAGCTAATCAAATGTTTTTCGTTGGCGGTACCAGTTCCGGTATTAATAGTGCCAATTGGAAATCTTCCTAATGGTGCAGTAGAGTCTGGCGAAGTTACTGTAGAAAGTCCGGGTGCGTTTTCAGATTCACCGGGTAGGGATGTAGCGTTAGCTATGGAGAACGCTGAGAATAGGGCTTACATTGAAGTAAGTCCTGACGGTACTCAGGGAAGTGATACTACGGACGGATTCGACGGGACTGACCGAGAAGTAGAGATCGGCTACACCGCATACGATGAACATCCTGAAGAGTATGAATCCCCGGATGCCACAATTGCGAACCCAAAGGATAAGAAGGACGATGCTGCACTTATTAATATGTTCAGGAGATTTAATCCTAGAGTGGGAGGGGGAGGACAGGCTTCGCTCATAGCACCTAAAGAAACCCTTACTAAAACTAAGGAAGAAGTAATTGAGTTTCAACGTCAGCAAGTTGTAAAAGATACGGATCTTATGGCAGATGTGGGCGTTGTTTGGGATGAGTTTTCCAATCTATACGTAGACCAACCAGAAACACTGTTCGATATTGGAGTGAGAAAATTCGTAGACGATAAAATGTCTAGGAAGGCTTGGACTGTAGAGTTAGTCTACGTTACTTGCATAGATGTTAATGATGTAATTAAATTCACAGTTCCGGAGTCTCTAGAGGTAGTAACGGGATTAGTAACCGATATCCAACTTACGTATCAAGGGGCGGGGCCGTCGGCTCAAATGACTATGACGGTAGAATCATTTGAGGACACAGGCAGTACTTTATATCAGTCTGAGAATATACTCAAAGACCCCATTCCAATTTCGACGGGAAGTGCGGATTGGACCGTTTCGACGGGAGGGGGTGAAGTACGATTTAGAAAGGGAGATCCTCATAAATTCGTTAGGACTACGAGTGGGACTACGTATATAGAGCAGGACTTACTCATGGAAGTAGGCGTGCCTTTTGTAGCCTCTGCGTGGGTCAATTCCGGTACGTTGACGATAGAGATTCGGGATTCGGGGGGAGTACACTCAACCGTTTCTGGTACAGGTCAGATAGACCACTCTTTTACACCTGATGAGGAAGCAACCACAGTTCGATATACTTATACTGGATCGTCTACAATCATATTTCAAAATATGAAACTTGTGAAGTTCAAGACCGCATAGCTATTTGACAAATACTCCGGTATCGGCTATAATATACTCATGGACTCACAACTCTTCGCACTAATGTTTTCGGACAAGTTCCGATCTTTACAACCTGATGTGGCCCTAACGTATGTTCTTCTTCGGTCGGATATACACTTCGGTCATACAGGAACCGCCGTTTTACATCGTGGGAACGGTAGTTTCGTCTCAGGACTCTCCGTGCAAACGCTTGCACAACATCTACATGCTCCAAGTGTCTCGGCTGAACGATGCCTTGCAGACCTCATTAAGCGACGTTGGGTACAAAAGCATCAGGATGGGTGGCACTTAGGCGAATCTGATAAGTGGTTTGTAGATAGCCCTCCAGGTAAACCTACCCGTGTCGGTGAGCACTCAGCCATAGATAAAGTTCGTCGCATAGCTCGGGAGGGGGCTGCTCACATAAAGGATCGGGAGACTAAGCCTAAAGAAATATCAACGGATCTTAAGGAATCTATTTTGGGGGATCTACTCAAAGTTAACCCAAAAGACGTAGACTCAATTAAGAAGATATTCCAACACAATTACGAAGTAGTTTTCGGATGCAGTCCAGCACCTCCTTCAGGAGTAGACGAGCGGAGTCAAAAGGCTCAGAAGACCGAATACATTCGTAGAGGACTTCGACACTTAGGGGGTAAGGACGAGTTCGGCAGAATAATTAAATTCATATTTGAGAACTGGGAGGATATTCGTAGTAGTCGAGTAGTCTCCTTATCCAGACCAGCCTGGAAACTTTTAGGTAACAAAACGTTTCTAAAGCAGATTCAATTAGCAGAAATCCACGGGTTCGGGTACTTCTCCGATTACGGAGTTAGGGATATTCATAGGCACTTCTTGGAACGGCATAAAGATATTTGGGGATATCCTCCAGTAGCCCTATCTTCCGGGGTAGCGACTAAACAAAAAGCAGCCGAGGTAGCTCTAGTATCTAGGGGCTTTAACGGGATAGGCAAGGACGGGGCTCGACTAATGCGTATCATAGATTTTCTTTTCGATAACTGGGTTAAATTAAAGGAGAAACATAAGTGGGGCCACAAAAGTCCGGGTTGGCCGATGTTCGGATCTAATAAATTACTACTCTTCTTAGAAAGAGAGATGGATGAAACGTAGGTATACGTCGGAGCAATTGCTTGAGATATACAGGCGAATTGAATTACCCGATAAAAAAATGTCAGCGAATTTAGATCAGATTCCTGAATACGATTACAAGAAGGAGTTTAGATCGTACTTAGACGGTTTAAACTCTAGTTTACGTATTGGTGAAGGACTAATTTTATACGGGCCTTACTCAACCGGAAAATCTAGTTTGGCTGCAATTGTATTAAAGGAGGCTGTTCTTTACGGATGTATAGGCTTCTGGGTACGGGGGGAACATTTAACTGCCGCTAAAATGGAAGGTAAAATGTTTGACGAAAAAACTACTGTGATAGATAGATGTTTGGAAGTACCATTACTTGTAATTGACGAACTTCATTTAAGAGAGAAGACAGTCTACTCGAATATTCTAGTGGATGAAATTATACGGGAGCGGATAGATTATCAACTTCCTACAGTTTTAACTATGAACTTCGGGTTAGCGGAATTGGAGGAAAATTATCCATCCATATCCGCTATCTTAGATGAATTGGGCAAACGTTTGCACGTTACAGGTAAGGATTTTCGTCGTGGGGGGAATACTAAGAAGCCTAAAATAAAACGAAACTCTGACGGAACAACGGATATATTTTAATGGAAACTACAGACGTACTAGGCAAACGTATCTTATATGTTTGGCTAAAGGATAAAAAACCGGAGCTATCGATCCCCGAAGAATTTCTCGGGGGCGAGGCTAAGGATGCGTACAAGTGGGCTCAGGACTACCGTAAGGAATACGACGGTTGGCCTACTCCTTCTCAAATAGAAGAGAATTTGGGAATAACCCTTCCCGAAGAAACCGCTCCGTTTGAATACTTATCTGACCAGATAAGAAAGCGTAACCTCGGGGTGGACATTGAAAAATCTCTACGGGCAACTATTGCGGAATTAGATAAGCGAGATCCCGATACCGCACTAGATATGATGTCAAAGTCGGTCAGGTATTTTAGGGACAAGATCAAAAAATCCGGCGTAGTAAGTTTTCGGGATACGGGCTTAGATATAGTCAAGGAATACCGAAAACTCAAAAGCTGCGACGGTCTTTTAGGATTTCCCACTCCTTGGGAACGACTTAACAGTAATATACAAGGGTGGGTTGACGGAACGCTAAACGTAGTTACCGCGATGCAGAATACGGGTAAAACGTGGTTCCTGTGCCACTGTGCTAACCACGCTTACGGTTTAGGTAAGAAAGCGTTATTTATATCTCTTGAAATGGATACTCCTCGTATCCTACGTCGTTTGCACGCAACCAGGTTCAAGATCCCATTCCGAGAACTACGTTCTTGCGAAATGGATGACGTAGGGGAAGCTCGATGGGAAGAACGAATTAAAAGGGAGGCTAGTCTTAAGGGAAGCGACATAATTTTAGCGGATAAGAAAACTGTTCGCACAGTCGATCACGCTTACGATTTAGTCGATGCCGTTAATCCTGATATCGTATTCATTGATGGTGGGTACCGTTTTCAAGGATCGGGTAAGAGGGGAGCTTGGGAGGAATCTTCTAAGATCGTTGCAGAACTCCAACTAGCTGCGGAGTTTTCCAACATACCTTGGGTAGTTACTACACAACAAGGAGATGCTCAGGAAACCGGGAAGGAGAAGAAGCGAGGTAAAAAGATACACGCTTGGGGCGTCAGATACGCTAAGGAATGGGTAATCAACCCTGATAACGTAATCGGCCTATACGCTGACGAGGATTTACGTCTTTTAAAATCGTTAGAAATACATACGTTAAAGATGCGAGATTCTACGGGAGATCGGCTATATCCTGACTTCCTAATTAAATGGGACTTATCTACTATGGAGTTCGGAGAATTCGTACCGATTTCCGAGGAAGAGTCCGAAGTAACTGAAACTTCTCACGAGGTTACGATTCGATGATGATTGCGATTCGGGAAGCGATGGATCTAGAACCGTTATCTAGTAGTGTTCTCATATCTGAAAGTGGTAGGTATGAAATACGTTTTAATGATATGGTATATGAAGGTACGGGATTTATTAATGAGATAGTTTGTACTGGACCTACGAGGGAGTTTACGATGATTGAGGGGGTACGGATAGAGGGCATTAGGAGACCGGCTGAATTAAATATTACTTTGATATGTACCGATGATTTCACACTCACAGAACTTAAACCTAAATAATGCAAACGGTTGCACATGGACTGGCCTGACTTAAAGCACGTATTGGATCAAATGGCGGTTAACACTGAAGGGTTGCGACCTAGCCATAAATCCCAAGTAGACATCCCTTGTCCGCTAGCTCCGTGGCTACACGAATCTGGCAAGGATCACCGACCTAGTATGACTATTAAGGTTGGCACAAGCCCCTCTCTTTATATCTGCTATGCTTGCGGAGAATCGGGGCGATTATGGGGATTAGTAGACAGCTTCGCATCATTAGCTAAACAGCCCCATCTAGTACAGCTATCTCTTGAAATACTAGAGAAAGATCGACCAGGTTTGGGAACAATGTTATCCCGAGCTATGGATTCTTGGGAAGCCCCTTCTGTAACACCTGTACATACTCTTGGGGAAAAGCTAATTGATCCTAAGAATTTTCCATACGCTATGAGCAAACGGCGTACTTGTGAATATTTAATAAAGAGAAAAATTTCTGGTGAAGCGTTAGATCGGTACGATATCAGGTATCACGAACCTCAAGATAGAGTAGTATTTCCGGTTCGGAATCGGGAACAAGAATTACTAGGAGCCGTAGGTCGAATAATAGGCGACGGTATGCCTAAATACTATAACTACTTTGAATTTGAGGCCAGTAGAACTGTAGGAGGAATACATTGTTTAACAGATGTTCCCGGTATCATTATCGTAGAAGGGTTCTTCGATATCTTAAACACCTGCAATTGGGCCAACTCTCAAGGATACGATGTTGTATGTACTTGGAAAGCGGAAATGTCTCTCGCACAGGCAGAGCAAATTTTAAGCCTAGATCGGAACATCGTAATAGGATTTGATAGGGATGAACCCGGTAATCGGGGATGGCGAAAGGCGAGCAAACTTTTAAGCGGAGCTACTTATGGATTAACTAGATTACTACTTCCCACAGGAAAGGATGCCGGAGATGTGGGGAAGCCCGAATTTATAGCAGCAATACGTGACGCATCATATTCCCGATTTTCCTAATTGACACGGATTGACGAATATGATATAATATTATCGTCGGGTTAAACCGGGGCCGGTGCTGGCCCCGCCCGAACACAACCCTTTTTTCGGAGTAAGACTAATGACAGATGAGAAAAAACCGTGGGACGAGTCGGATGAAAAATCCTCTGCGGATACACCCGCAGAAGAGGCATCTGACGAATCTTGGATGCTTGGTAAGGGCGTTGATACGGACATGGGTGGCGAGTACCGTCCTAGTGCCGGAGCAAACGTCCGTTTCTGGATGAAGAAGGGTTCGGAGAGAACCGTCGTATTCATCACTGACGGGGACGCTTGCCCCGTTGTTTACGAGCATCAAATAAACTTGGGCGGCAGTTGGAAAAACTGGCTCTCTTGTTTGGAACCTTTAGGAGTTCCTTGTCCTATCTGCAAATGGGCGAACGGTCACGACGGACAGTTTTCCAGGTACAAAGGGCAATTCTTCACAGTTATCGACACTACGGAGTTTAAAGATTCTAAGGGCGTAGTCCGAAAGAATGAGCGTCGATTGCTGGTGGCGAAGAAGGAGCCTTCTGAAATTATCAAGCGAAAGTTCCTCACTCGTCTAGACGCGGGTGATCGACTTACCGGGGCGATGTTTAAAATCTTCAGGCCCGACACGGATAAATCGCCTAACGTTGGTAGCGATTACGAATTCGTGAAGATGGTAGATTTGGCAGACTATCCTGAATCCGCCGAATTCAATTATTCCGAGTTACTCAAACCCGATGTAGATCGATCTAAGTCGGTTTACAATAGGTTGGCTGACGAAAGAGATGCTCTTGGAGGATCTCCTAGTGGTGGCGTCGAAGAAGGCACCGACCATAAAGTTCGTTATTAATTGCCAATTAGACCCTGCCCGTTGTTAATTCAGCGGGCGGGGTTTTCTATTTTCGGGAGAGTATGGATGCAACCATCGGAAGCTATACGAAAAGCTAAAGAAGCTGGAATGTTCTGCTTTGACATAGAACATGATCCAGAATTAAAATCTAGTGACCCGGACTTTAAAATGTTCGGATGCGGGTTCAAGACGGACGGCGTGCAAACGTTTGCACGCGACCCGAAATGGGTAAGCATAGTCCTAAAAACCCTCTTCGCAGATCCAACCATAGATGCGGTAGCCTATAACGGCAAGTACGATCTTCGATGCTTGGCCGCAGCTAAGATAATCTCGTTTGAAGATTTTCCTACGGAATCCCTATGCGACCCTATGGTAGCGGTAAATCTTTTAGACGATAACCGTAAACCGGGGGAAATGGGATTAAAGAAGGTAATCCTAGACATGTTCGGATATAAGATGGCGTCCTTCAAGGAAGCTAGTTCGGACGGATTGGACACCGAGGCGTTTGAAGAATACGCCTTAGACGATGTAATTCAAGAGTATCGTCTATGGAAATATCTTAAGCCCCAATTGGAAGAACAAGGTTTAATGCCCATCTTCCGAAGAATCCTAATGCCGGTATCATCCGTATTTTCTGATATGGAAATGGTAGGTATTAAATGGGACTTGGTAGGAGCCCGCCGACTTCTTCGGGGATTCCAAGAGCTTAGGACTAAGATGGAAAAGGAGATCCATAACGAGATAGGTCATATCAATATTAACTCGGGGGATCAGTTAGCTAAACGACTCTTTACGGATTTAGGGTATTCAACTAGAGGGATTACTCAAACAGCTAGCGGAAAACGTTATAGCACTGACGCTTACGCTATGAATACTCTAGCCCTGAAATATCCTATAGCAGATAAGATACGCACATATCGCACTGCTACTAAGATGATAAATACGTATATCGAACCCATTTCTCGACTAGCGTTGGACGATGTTAGGGAACGAGTTCATCCTACTATCTGGGTTATTTCTACTACGGGTCGAACTAGAATGACTGACCCTAACTTCCAGAATATTCCGGCTTGGATTCATACGAGGAAAGGCTTTGAGCATCTGAATATTAGGAAGAACGTAATCGCAGCAGACGGATACTCTCTTATTGTAGCTGACCTATCTCAAATTGAATTACGTTTAGTAGCTCACGTATCTAGAGATGAGATATTTACTAACGCTTACCGGACTTGGGTTTGTAGTAATTGCGGAACAGGTGAGTCGGACGTAATCCTCCATCGTTGCCCAAAGTGTAACTTATTAGAGAACGAGTCAGCTTTAAAAGGAGGCGAGGGATTTTGGCACGGGGAAGATTTACATCAAAAGACGTGCGATCTAGTACCGGCAACTAAGAATCGTCAAGGAGCTAAGACGGCCAATTTCGCTCTAGTTTATCTGGCTACGGCTTGGAAGATGCATATCGAATATCCGGACCTTTCGGTTCGGGAATGGGAGAAAGTAATTAAAGAATACTTTGCCCGAGACGCATATTTCGGGGTACATAAGTGGCATATTCGGATGGAGCACTTATTTAAAACTAGGAGAGTGTGTACGGATATTTTTGGAAGAAAGCGTCGAATACCGGCGGCTGCCGTAAAACGTAGTTATAAACACGCTCTAAACCAGTTCGTTAACTTCATTCCTCAAGCATCAGCTTGTGCTATGATGGAATTGGCCGCAGTTAATATGAGAAAGGATTTCATTGATCGGGAGGTATGGAGAAGGGAAATTTACCCAGTCAACTTCATCCACGACGAATTAGTATTTGAAGCACCTGACGAGTTAGCGGAAAAGTACGCCCGAGAAATTAGAGATCACATGGAACTAACGGTTCAACTTAAAGTACCTGTTAGAGCCGACGTAGTGATAGCAAAACGATGGGGAGATGCGAAGTGACCGTGGAATATCTCAAACTTGAAGGTTATCCGGGGTATATCGTCAGTAATGACGGAAAGATTTGGTCGGTGGCGAAAGGGTCGCTCCATGAAGTAAAAGGTCGGGATAACGGGAAGGGGTATTTACAAGTAGTTTTATATAAGAGAGCCGGGGTAACTACAGAGAAGCATCAGAAGTACGTTCACGTACTTATCGCTGAAGCGTTTATAGGTCCGTCACCTGGAGAAAACTATCAAGTAAATCACAAGAATAAGATTAGGACCGATTGTTCCGTAGCTAATCTTGAATGGCTCACCGACATAGATAATTATCGACATCGGGATGGCATATTACCGGCAGAGGAGTACCGGGATTGACACTATATCCGGTATCGGGTATAATACATATATACATCGGGAGAGCGACAGCAACTAAAACCTTTTGCAAACGTTTGCACGATTATGAAAATACAAATCGGACGACTAGCGTGGATTCCTCGCTCGGAAATATCTCCTGAAAGGGAAGTATCTCTTAGAACCAACCTCATATTCGACTTTACAGAAGATGGGGGCGGAGTGGTCCGACTATTCGAGGATAGAGACGACGCTATCGGAATACCTAGAGTTTATGGATTATCGGAATTCCCCGAACTTGAGGTAGAAGACGTATGTGCATCTACTCAAATAGACGACTGGCCGGAGCTAACGTTTCCCCCCGGAAAGGATTACCGGCAGGGTCAAAAGAAGTCTATCGATAGAATATTTAAGGTATTTGATGATGGAAAATACGGGGCTCTTTTGGAGGCTCACACTGGTTCGGGTAAAACTCTTATGGCAACGGCCATAGCTTCTCAATTAAAACAGCCTACCCTTGTAGTAGTACATAAAAACGACTTAGCTGAACAGTGGCAGAATACGTTTGAAGAATTTTTCCCCGGAATTCGGGTGGGGCATTGTCAGGGTAAGAAGTGGGATTACGAAGATAAGCACATAGTTACGGCTATGGCTCAAACGATCTTCTCTCAGAAAGATATTACTCCAACATCATTCTACAATAAATTCGGGATGGTAATATTTGACGAAGGCCATAGGTATCCAGCTAGAACCTTTGAGCAAGTAATGAGATGCTTCCCAGCCAGATACCGATTAGCAGTATCGGCCACATGGAGAAGAAAAGATGATCTCGAATGTATTTGGCATTGGCACGTAGGTACGGTTGAACACCGATTAGTAGCCGATCAATTAGTTGGGGAATACAAGCAAATTAATTGGGCCACTAATATACAAGATAGGATGTTCTATCAAAAGTACGGCAGATTCGGTATAAATACCGCTAGGTACATAACTAGCATTTCAAGAAATGCTCCATACAATAGATGGCTTGCACATCAAGTAGTTCTAGCTTCTGGTGTAGATCGACGGGTACTGCTGGTAAGCGATAGAGTAGAACAATGCCTAAAGATCCGAGAGTTGATTCTATCTCAATGTTCGGGTGTAACTGTCGGATTATACGTAGGAGCTATCGATAAGAAAGCGGTAAAGAAGGAGGATAGAGATAAGGCTAAGGAGTGCGACATAGTTCTAGCTACTTACGGAATGATGTCGGAAGGCACTGATATCCCTGAACTAGATACTCTATTCTTCGCCACGCCTAGATCCGATATTGAACAGGTAGTAGGTAGAATACAACGACCTAACGATACCAAGAAGCAGTTATTAATAATAGACCCCGTATTTCAAACGAAATACAATAAAGCTCTAGCAGCAAAACGACGGACGTTTTACAAAAAGCTGGGCTTTAAATCTCAACCTGATGAGGAGTAAAAGGATGCCCACAATTGACGAATTAAAAGCTGCGGCTAAAGAGGCCAAAACGCCAGAACCTGAAGAGGCTGTAGCTATGGACGAAGTAGTTCCTCACGTAGCTGGGAAGACCGGATACTTGCGGGTCACTAAAATGTGGAAGGATAGCGGGGAAGTAAAATCGGAAGATAGTGACGAAGAACTCATTGATGTTCAGATATCCAATCCTCTAGTAACGATGGCTACGGTATCATTCCATTGTGATATGTCACTCAATCTTGGAAACTATGAAACTGTAAAAGTTGGGGTATTCGCATCAGTCCCTTGTTACGTTGAGGAGATGGATGACGCATTTTTAGCGGCGAAAAAGTTCGTTGATCTCCGACTTAACAAGGAAGTCAAGAGTATTCGGGACTATCGAGAAAAGAAGCGGGGTGGCGAATGAATCCCGAAACCCTACTTAAAGCATTCAAGGAAAAGATCAATAAAACCTATAAAGGGGAAGTATTAAAACTGGGTTCGGATGTAGCTAAAACTAACCTAGCTACTAAACGTTTTTCATCAGGAATATTCTCTTGCGACATGGCTCTCGGGGGCGGTTGGCCTTTTGGGAAAATTGTAATTGATGCGGGGGACGAATCTACAGGAAAGACTTTAAAGGCTATTAAGGCGTGCGTATCGATCCAGGAATACGATCACATGACACGCCAACATAAGGATTATATTAAAGAAGGGCGACCTTTTAGACCCGGTAGAGCATTATACATCGATGCCGAAGGATCATGGGACGAAGATTGGGCTACCCGACTAGGATTTGACCACGATCACCACATGATTGCTCAATGTGAATTCGCAGAACAGGCGATTGATATCGCTAACGGGGCAATTAGAGAAAACCTATTCGACATAATTGTAATAGATTCTATCGCAGCTTTAATTCCTATGAAGGAGTTAGAGGATTCAATGGAGGATTGGCAAATGGGGCTAGCTGCCCGACTCGTTAATAAAGCAATGCGTAAATGGGTAGGGTCTCTTAATAAATTAAAGCAGACGACTAATAACGGGGGGCCTTGTATCTATTGCTTAAATCAATTTAGGATAGATATTAACGCTCCTTCTTTTATAGATCCTCGGGTATTACCGGGAGGAAAGGCTCAACGATTCGCTTGCTCGATTTTAGGATATACTAAAGGCCCTAAAGTTGAGGATGGGGATAGTAAGGAAACGGAATGGGTAACTCTCGGAGGAGTATGGAAAAAGAATAAAACCTATCTACCTAAACTCAACTACGAGTTTAAGATGCGTCTCAAAGACTCGGCAGACGGTAGGACTGGGGATGTTGAAAATATTAATAAATTGGTAGAAGAGGGGCTAAGTCGAAAATTAATTAAGAAGGTAGGAGCTAAGGTTGTTTTCGGTAAAGTAGAAGTATCTAACGAACGAGCGTTTAAGGAGAGACTCAGAGTATCTCCGGTACTTCAAAAACAACTTTGGCGGTCTATCGTAAAACAGGCTTGCGGGGTACTTATATGAGCGACGAAGAACTCGATTATAGTATCGGGGGGAAGAGACGACGCGAATCCGGTAAGGCTAAAGTAAATCGCCATGAAAAAGAAATAGCCGAAAAGTTAGGTGGATTCGCTCAACCTGCTTCTGGTGCGTTAGATCACATGAAGGGGGACGTAAAACTAGATAACTTCCTCCTCGACAGTAAGGAGACTATACACGCTTCGATTAAGGTCGAAGGGAAGGATCTAACGAAGATTTGTAGGGAAGCGGGGGAAGTAAACCTCCATCCCGGTCTTTATATAAAGATAGAGAAGATAGCAAACACTACACCGAACGAGTGGGTTTTAATACCTGCTGAAATATTTGCTACTTTGGCAGAAAGGGTAGACGATGCCGATTAAAAAGAAGACGAAGAAAAAAGCTACTAAACCTGCATTAGAGATGGGGAAAGCAGAAGTAAAGTCTAGAGGAATCGTAGTAATAGATTTCGACTGTCTTTGGGACGATAGTAAACGGGATATATTTGAAGGAGCCGACGAATTTTGCAAACGTTTGCACGAACAGTTTGATTTGGTTATAGAGACAGACCGCGATGTACCGGACGTAAAATTAGCGTTGGATGAGGCTGAGATTAGGTACAAGAGAGTAGAGGGGACCGCTTCAATCGTTGCAATAATTTCTGATAAGGCAGTTAGATGCTATCCTAAACGGACTAATCGGGCGTGGAATTGGTATAAGGCTGCTTTAAGCGAACTACGTATGACAGTAGGTAACAAATAATGGATTTTCTAGGCACGCTGGGCGAATGGCGGGAAGACAAGAAAAAAGAAGAGGCTACCCACGATGAGGAAGTTCTCTACTTATTAAGGGCTTGTAAAGCATTCGGGGATGGGATGCCTCCCCAACCCACTCAGACGAACCATCTACGATCAAGCCAGATGCATGGGGTTTGCCCAAGAGAATTCGTAATGAACTATTGGCAACCCCGACCCAATAGATCGTTCGACATGAAATCGCAATTTATGATGGGTATGGGAACCCATATTCACGATTACGTACAGAACGCTATTCTAGGCCCAATGGGAGTACTACATGGTAAGTGGGTGACTAATTACGGTTCTGGTGCCGCAGGGGAGCCTGAGGATAAAATAATCCGCAAGAAGATGTTTTCAGGCGAAGATGGGCCAATCACGCACTTTGTCCGAACAGGATTTCACCCTGACCCTGAAAAAACGATTTGGGAATTATCCCAGCAGAAACCTTTAACTTGGAGATACGAGGAAGAGAAGGTTTGGTCGGAAAAATATCGTATCTCAGGTCATGTGGATGGAGTTGTATCACTTGACAGAATAATGTTTTTATACGAGAATAGGTCGAAGATAAAGAAAGACTACAAATCCGTAATGCGGGACGTTCTTTCAATTAGTGCGGAAGACTTAGCTCTCTTTGAACTCAAGGTATCCGGTACGTTTGTTTGGGACAAGGTTTTGGGGGGATCAAGCATTGCTCCATATTACAAGACTCAAGCTAACATTTACCAAAAATTAAGGGGTTTACATAAAACAGTTTTCTGGTATATTAATAGAAACGATATCAAGTCTAAGGCTTTCATCTATAATCATAACAACAGTATTTGGGTGGAAGCTAAACGAAAAGCCTTAGTGGTATGGAAGTCAATTCGGGACGAGACGTTACCAGACTCCATGAAAACTTGTAAGATACCTACCGAGAAACGGGCTCGGGATTGCGTCTTTGGAAAAGAATGTTGGAGTCACCGATTCGACTTTAAAGCCTATGTAGAAGAAGGTAAAAAAATGGCGGCGGAAGAAGGACGTAAATTACTAAACCTCTCAGATTGGAGAGGGGACGGTGAGTAATCTCAAAGGAGTGAGTCATGGTTAAGCTAATAGCGACACACGGACACCTTACGCAACATAATATGCCACCTGTTGCAGAAGTTGATAAGCCCCCCTTTATTTCTAATTCTATATGTAAGAGATGTGGGAGCAAGATAACCGTTATAAAGTGTAGTAAGCCGGGATCAACCGCACCTAACAAGGTACTATGCCTTACGTGTTGCAA